GAGTGGCGAAAGGGTTGGTGAAATCATTCAAATTCCTACACAAAGACCTTATAGTATTGAAGCTTTATGTAACTATTTGGATATGAGCGTACCAACATTTGAGAACTATTCAAAGGTGGTTGGTTATGAAACGTATTTTGGGATTTGCGTACGTGTACGAGAGGTAATAGATAATCAGCATTTCGAGGGTGGTATGGTTGGAGCTTTCAATGCCAACATAGTAACTCGTAAATTGGGATTGGCAGATAAACAGGAGGTGAATAATAAGAATCCTCAAACGGTGATTATAAACAAGAAGTATGATTGATTTATTTCCGAGACAGACAAGGGCTTTTGACGTGTTGACTGAAAAAGAGTTCGATGACGTTTCGGAATTGCTTTACGGTGGTGGAGCTGGTGGTGGTAAAAGTATGTTGGGTTGTATTTGGTTGATAAATCAATGTTTGAGTTATCCTGGTACTCGTTGGGTGATTGGACGTAAGAGCCTCAAGACTTTGAAAGAAACGACTTTAAATACGTTTTTTGAAGTTGCAAAGGCTGTAAATTTGGGATATACTTACAGGGAAAACAGGGGAATATCATTCCCTAACGGCTCTGAAATACTGCTAAAGGATTTGGATTATTATCCTAGTGACCCTGAATTTTCGGAGTTGGGTTCGTTGGAAATTACAGGTGCTTTTGTGGACGAATGCGACCAGATAACCGAAAAGGCTTGGAACATACTGAAATCGAGAATTCGTTACAAACTGGATATTTATCAGATAACTCCAAAGATATTGGGAACTTGTAATCCAACTCGCAATTGGGTATTTATACGTTTTTACGAGCCTTTTAAGAATGGTACTTTGGATGCCAACAAAATGTTTATCCAGTCGCTTGTAAACGATAATCCAGAAATATCGAGGTTCTACATTACCAACTTGCAGAGCCTTGACGAAATGAGCCGCGAAAGGCTGCTGAAAGGTAATTGGGATTACTTGAATATGTCCGATTTATGGACGTTCTCGTTTAGGAACGATAAACACATTGGCAATTGTGAGCTGAATAGAAGTGAAACGGTGCATTTGAGTTTTGACTTTAATCGTAATCCTATAACATGCTTAGTGGGTCAACATTACGATGCACAAATAAAGATATTGGAGATTATAAGCATTGACAACGGAACTATTTACAACCTGTGTGACGTGATACAAGATAGATATAAGGATTGTTTCTTTTTAGTAACGGGCGACGTGAGTGGCAAATCTGTAACAACAGTGTCGAGGTTAGACAATTTCCAGATTATAAAGAACCTGCTTGATTTGAGCAAACACCAAATGAAATACAGTGGTAGTAATCCACCATTGGCAGAAAGTAGGCAGTTTATTAATGCTATGTTGGAACAAGTGGACATAACGGTGGACGAGGCTAAATGTCAACCGCTTATATTCGACTTTTTGAATGTGAAATCAGACCCTGACGGCAAACCTGTGAAGAATAGTAGAACTGATTTGGCGCAAAGGGCAGACTGTTTGGACGTGTTCAGGTATTATTTGCACCGCTTTTGTAAGGACTTTTTAAAATATATTGCACAATGATACACGCTATTGAAATATCGATAATGATAACTGCTATTCATGTAAGCATGTGGCAGGGAATGATATTCGGTTGGTTAAGGATATGTGTTTCCAACTGGATTGATAAGCTATTTGGCGAACGTGGTATATGGATTAAAAAGCCACTGTTTGAATGTTTGATTTGCATGGGTGGCGTGTACACGCTCCTGCTCTATCCTATTTTATACGGATTTGATATTGAAATTATAAAAACAATACTTCTTGTAATTGGTATTAACACACTGATTGTAGGATTAATAAGCAGACTTTATGAATAACAGGACATTACACATTCTATCTATTATCCTCACTATCTTGTTTTGTTGGATAATCTATCCATTTAAGTGGATTAAACTACTTAATTTCAAATTACGAAAGGCGAACGCCATTAGACAAGCGGAACAATTGACCGCTGAAACTAACAAGCAGGTTTATGTGGTGCAATACCGTATGCGGTTTAAAGTGGGGTTAAGAAGTGAATTCAGAAAGCACAACAGCCAAATAAGACGTGATTTGGATAAAGAAATGAAAGGATTCTTGGATTACGACTATAGGAATGGAATCATTTATCATACAAAATGACATTATTTGCTTGACAAAGTGAGGGTTCGCCATCGTGCCAATACAAACAAAAGTAAGCAAAACGAACAAATTACTATCAAAATGATAATTTTATGGAAACAATGCAGCAAATTTTAGAATCCAATGGATTCAGGTTATTGAGACAATGCTCATGTGGTGGTACTCACACAATGACATTCGGAAAGTCGGTAAATCTCAAGAAATACGAGGTGGCAATTAGACCAAACCGTAAAACGTGGACGCTGAATGTGAGCAACACAAGAATTGATTCGGGCAAAGAAGAACTATTAACTCAAAAACTAATCGAGCATGAAGTTATTAAATCTATTTAAAAAAGAATTCAACTGGAAAACAAAGTTTCCAGAGCAAAAACATATCATTGAATATGCTTTTACCGTTGGCAAAGTGAAGTACTATCAATTTGCTGACATCTTTAGCATTCCGTATGAACGAGCATTGATGGCAGTGGCTGTGTACAACGAACTGGATATGCGTTGTTCGCGTGAATACCTAATGAAGCATACCGAAACGGTTAGTGAGTTGCTTAAGGGTCAGGAAATCGATATTTTTAAAATCAACACACTGAATGAGCAAATGAAACAAAGGCTTCAACTGGTTACAGACGTGGATTTGCTGTATAAGATTGCGAGTGTATGTTTCTTTTCTGAAGAAGAAGACCCTGCACTGTATGAACAAGATTATTGCACAAAGAAAATAGCATACTGGAAAGAACACCGAGGTGTGGCTGATTTTTTTTTACAGAAGCCTCTCGTGGAATTGATTCCCTTCTTGCAGAATGTAGAAGTAGATTTGGACACATTTACGATTCTCAACAACGAACTAAACGAACTTCATTTGGAACGTTTCCGTATGTTCAGCTCCAAAAAAGCATAGACGGTTTTGAGAATTGGAAAGAGTTGGTTTCGGGTGGTAATTACACTAATTTGGAGGGTTTGACATTTTACGATTTTATGTTTAAACTGAATAAGGCGATTGAACGCAATAAAAAAGAAATGGAACGGATTAGGAAAATGAATAAGAAAAAATGAGCGAGAAAAATATAGTCGTAAAGATAATTGGTCAAAGTGACATGACCGCCGTTAATACCGACCTTCAAGAATTGCAGGATAGGGAGCGTGATATTCGTTTGGAAATGCTGAAACAACAGGCTGAATACTCAAAGCAGGTTGCTAACATAGGTGCTACAGTAAAGGGGCGTGAGGCTCAAGTTGCAGCTTTGGACAAATTGAGTGCAGCTCAAAAAAAGCAACAAGCCTCGTTGGTAGAAGAACAGGCTAAAATGAAAGCAACATTGACAGACTTCACTGCCAAAATGGGCAATGTGAATGATACGGTTGCCAAAGGTGCCGTACAAGCTCCAAAGTTTGTTACTCAACTGCGAGCCATGAAGCAGGAGCTGGCAAAAATGGAAAGTGAGGGTATTAGTCCAAGCTCCAAGGCGTTTGTTGATTTGTCTATCAAGGCAGGTGAACTTGAAGACCAAATAGGAGATACTAGAAGTCGCGTGAAAATACTAGCTAGTGATACGAAGTACCTTGATGCTGCAATGGGTTTGGGGAACGGTTTGGCAGGTGGATTTACAGTGGCTACTAGTGCAGCTGCCTTATTAGGTGGTGAGAATGAAGAACTAACAAAATCTTTTTTAGTGGTTCAAAACGTAATGCAATTAATGGCAGGTATTCAAGCGGTTGCAACAGCTCTGAATAAAGATGAAGCATTGAGCGTAGTGACTGGAACTGCTGCTGAAAAAAGTAGCATGATTACAAAAATAAAAAGTACTGTTTCAAAATATGCCAATATAGGTGCAACTACACTTGAAACTGCTGCTGAAAATGGAAGCAAAGTGGCAAAGGTAGGTTCAACCGCTGCTCAATGGGCATTGAACTCTGCTATGTTGGCAAGTCCTATATTTTGGATTGCAGCTGTTGTATTAGCTGTAGTTGGAGCGTATGCTCTGTTTAGTTCAAGTGCAGACGATGCCAAAAAGAGACAAGATGCATTAAATGCCAGCTTGAAATCAACCGAAGATGACTTGAAAAATACAAAAGAATCGACCGATGCAACAGTTGAATATATGAAGGCTGCTGGAAAGTCGAAAGAAGACATTAGAAACTATGAGCTGACAAAAGCTCGTGAAGCGAATAGAAAGGCTATAGCTGAAAACGAAAAACAGCGAAAAGCCTACAATGATGCATCTGCTAGTGAGCAAAAAGACATGAAAGAGAATTATGACAAATCTGTAGTATTAGTAAAGACAACAGGAAAGGACATAAATTCTTTAAAAGTAAAATATCAAATAGAAGACAGGCAGGCTCAAACTGATTCTGTAAAAAAACAAGCCGATATCGACAAACAGAGTGCCGAAAAAGCCAAAGAGAATGAGAAAAAGCGAGCCGATGAAATAAAGGTTGCTCAAAAGGAACTGGCAGATACTGTGATTGCTTTAATGGCAGACGGCAAACAGAAAGAGCTAGACCAAATAGCGTTAAACTACGAGCGCAAAATGGCAGCTATAACAGGTAACTCGGTGGCTGAAATAGCATTGAGAAAGAACTATGAATTATTGAAAGCCAAAGAGGTGCAAACTGTTACTGATAAGTATGCCAATGACGGTTCGAAAAAGGAAATGGAGCTGGCAGTGCTTAAGGCTCAAAATGCTGCTAGTGGCAGTGTGAATGATATAGCATTGCAACAATCGGTATTGAGCAAAAAGGCTGAACTTGACAAGTTGGAAGTAAACCAAAGCAAAGATAGTGCGGAACTGAAAGCCGAAAAGGTAAAAGCCATTGAGTTAAAGCTAAAAGCGGACAAAGAAGCTCTACTGATAGGTGATGCCAAAAAGCAACTGGACATAAGCAAAACAGCGACTGACAACCTGATAAAAGACGAAAAGTACAAAGCAGAAATGATATTGGCCAGTGCCGAAAGTAGTGGTGCTGAGAAAGCAGATGCAAGGGAAAAGTTGAAACAGTTGGAGTTTGATAGTATTGATGCCGAAACGAAGTATTATAAGGCTCAACTGGATAATAAGATAATAGACCAAACAGCCTATGATGCCAAAATGCGAGAAATGAAAGACAAGAAAAATGCAGATGATATACAAACGGATAAGGATGTAGCAGCTGAAAAAATGGCTATTCAACAGGCGTTGTTTGACTTTGGTAGTATGCTGGTGAACGGGTTATTTGATATGAAAAAGGAGAGTTTGAATCAAGAATCGGCTGATTTAGAGCAACAAAAACAAGCGGAACTGGATGCTGCTGGTAACAATGCAACTGCTAAAGAGGCTATTGAAAAGAAATTTGCAGCCAAACAACTTGAAATAAAACGTCAACAGGCTGTGGCTGATAAAGAACAAGCGTTGTTTAATATAGCTATTGGAACGGCTCAAAATATTATAAAAGCTGGTTTAAACCCTGTATTAATTGGACTTGCTATTGCATCGGGGCTGTTTCAGGCTGGTGTGGTTGCTGCAAAACCCCTCCCAAAATACGCAAAAGGTAGAAAAGGCGGACGTGGTGAGTTTGCCACTGTTGGTGAATTGGGACCCGAAACTATGTGGATTCCTGAAGGTGCAAGTATTATCCCTGCAAACAGACGGCTTGATAATCGTACGTTTAATGAGTTTGCGATTCCACAACTACGCGTGCCGGAACTTCCAAACATTGACAGCAGGTTTATTGAACATAGCTTTTCCAACAAAATAGATATTGACTACAACCGGTTAGGAAAGGCAGTGGCAGATAACGTGAAAATTCCGAAATACGAACAAAAGCACGTGACTGTGAATGTAGACAAAAGTGGCATAATAGTAAAAGACGGCAATCAAACAACTCATTATTTGAATAGGAAATATAGTGCGCAATGGAACTAAATCTAATTAAGAATTAAGAATTAAGAATTAAGAATTAATATTTTTATGGAATTAAGATTTAAGATTTTTGCAGGTAGTGAGGGTGTTTTTTATGGTGGAGATGCTGTGGAGAATGATTTGAACTATATGGGTGAATGGGATTTCTATGGCGATTATGTGGGTGGTAACATAGTGAAGTGGAATGGTATGTATTATATTGGCAATGCAGATTCTTCATTGAATCAATTATTGCCTACTAGCTATCCTCAAGACTGGCTCTTACTGAATATGGGTACTGCAATTGAGGAGCCTATCGGTTTTGACAGCTTTAAGTCAAAGATTGAACGTGGTAGCGAACATGGGATTAGTGCCGAGGTGAGCGTTGATAGTTTGGGTTTTTATGAAGTGGCTGCTGAACTTATTATAACTGCTTATAATGCGGACATTGACAGTGAGTTGGTGTTTAGAGTAGAAATGAAATGCTCAGATACGGACATGTTTTCGGAAATATACAGGGGTTCTATTGATTTATCGACCTACGAGGATATTGTTTCTGATTCTTGCACAGTGAGCTGTAAGGTGGGTGAGATTGGTGTACGAACTACTTT